TGTCCGTGCGCACCGCTTACGGTTTCAGTATATTCAATGTCAGGATTGCCGCTTGTGTTCGACTTGATAAAAGAATGAGTGAGGACACCGTTTTGCCATACCTGGTTGCGATAAACTTTACCCGTAAAGAGATTTTTAAAGTTGATATCGCCTAGTTCAAAATAGTTTGTTTGGGGGCCTACTTCCTCGAGTGCCCCACCGTCAATAGACCATGAAACTAAACTATCCGTAGCTTCCACCCTGATTACAGTGCGAGCACCTATAACCACTGGGGTTGATGATGTAACGGTAGGCAATCCAGCGGAACCGTTACGGAGTTCCCACAATCCGCTATCAGCTTTGAGATAGCGGAAATCACTCTCGTTAAAATTGATAACTCGCTGGTTCGTTGTATTAGGAACGTCTACTTCAAATTCCCATGCCCATGTTCCGTTTAGACGAATAGTAGGTAACGAAACTAAGCCACCAACTGAACAATCAAGAGCAAGTGCCATTAGATTATAGCCCCGTATAGGTCATCTACATAAAGCGTTGAATAGCGCGTTGGCACTTGACACACATAGTCTTTGGCTTCTTTCACTACATCAAATCCGGTGATACGTTGAGTTACACCTTGGATTTTTGCGTACACTTGTGGCCTGTGCGGTTCTACTTGTTGAGATAGAGTAATTTTAATAAACCCATCAACCGGAGTGACGGCTTTTTTCGGGATAACTTCACCGCGAGCTTTTCGCCAGTCGTACTCACTTACGTTTTCAAATGGTTTTACCGTGACGTTGGCAGCATTGAATACAGCGGTTGCAAATCCTAGTGTCAACGTTCCTGCTTCAACCAGGCTGTTCATTTTACTGGAAAGCCTGTCACCATCAGTTTCTGCGCTATCTTCCACATCGTTTTTACGAAAATCGAATCTGCCGCCACCGCTTCTAAATAAAGTTAAAAAAACCCTTACTGACTCGTCAGTGCTCTCAATGGCTTCAAGGGCACTCAAACTACCCGGGTGTTTATCGAAAATAACGCCCATGTCATTAGCGTTAAGGATAACGCCCCGACTTTCCGTATGCGTCCTTGCTGCGCTCAATGTCTCAAAATCACCTAGCTTCATTAGTTGATGCTCCAGATGCTAGCCATGTTTTCAACAGCCAGTTCGTGCGCCTCTTCTAAATCTGCAAGAGTCACATCAGTCATTACACCGGTGGGCGTATCGGCAAGCGACCATTGGATATTGGTTAAATCTTTGCGCTGCGCTGCTAAAATGGCGTTTGCCATGCGAGAAATACTTTGCTCGTCCGCGTCATATTTATTGCCGTTTGATGTGGTAACTACGGCGCTATCAAGAAGTTGTTGGCGAGATGCCTTGAATTGGTCAACTTGCTCTTGCTGGGCAATGCTATCTCTGTTTTCTTGAGTTAGGCGATGAATGTAGATTTCGCCAGATTGCTCTTTAGCTAATAGGGTTTGCCATACGTCTATTGGATTGCCATCTGAATCTTTTCGTGTCAAACCTTCATAAATTGAACCGGAATGTGTGGTTCCATTTACTGAATACTCCCAAGCAACTGAGTCGTCTTGCTTTTCTTTGTAAGCGTCGACTTTTAAAAAATCTTCTTCGTTTATGAATGTAAGCATTTCAGCTCCTTAAAAATTAACTTTTAATTTTGAAGCATTGGAGTTGCATTGAAGTCTGTATATACCGCCTTGAGTAATGCCACTTAGCCCCGTCAAAATTAATACTGCATAGCGATTAGAGCTTAATGAGGTATTAAAGGTGCCGCTCAGGGTTAGTTGCTCGTTTCCGGTGCTGATACTGTCCTCACCCCTCAAATTGAAGCTGTCTGTCACGCTAATCCCTAAAGGTTCAGCGAAAGAATTTATAGGTAAATAAAAGAGGATTTCATTGTTTTTCCGAGCTCGGCTCGTAGCAATAACACTGCCAGCACCACCACCAAACTCATTTAAGTTCGTATTTAGCGTGTGCAGAAAAGTTGCCCAAGGTGTATAACCCTCTCCTGCATTATCCATAACGCGGATGGCTACATTGGGTGCATCGTTGCTTGCGTTAGTTCCTTCATATTGGACGGAATACTGGTATTTTGCAGACCCCGTGTACATAGACCTTGTTTGAATATGCACAAACCCGCTGTTCGTAGAAAATGGGTTTAAGGGGTAAGTGCCAGGACCTACAGTGCTGTAAAGTGCCGAACTACCTGCTGGCTCTGCATCAATGTCTTTCGGATTGGCGGATGGGTAATAGTCACCAAAGTCTCTTAGCGCGAAAAAGTTGAAATCAGCAACGTTTGTTAAAATCTTGCCTACTGAAGTGTCATTTGCCGCACTAATTACATCTCTTGTTGCTGAACTACCCAAATACCCCTTAGTAACAACATCATCATTAGCGCTCGGTGAAGCAGCTTTTATTCTGCCGTTAGAGTCACGCTTTACGAAGCTATTAGCCGTGGCGGTTGCGCTTGCGCTACTTACTAAAGATTGAATATCTGTGATTAACTGTTGCGCTGCTACGCCAGCTGATGCAGCTGCGGCTGCACTGGGTTTTATCGTGGCTGATGTAGTTCCGGTGCTACCAGGCCAATTGTTGTAAAGTATAATGGTGTTACCACTTACCGACTTCACTTCTACCGGCTCGTTGTAGTTGCCGGCGGTTAATGATGAATTAGCTTTTACACTATCTAAGCTTGGGCCCGTATTAACCGTTACTGTCTTGCTGCCATTAGTAAAAGACAAGCTAGAGCCCGTCCAAAATGTTGCTGTCATAATTAAGCCGCCATTCTATTTTCTTCGGTTCGTATTGCTAAGTCGTAGGTGTCTAGCGTTGCTGCATCACCTGTAAACTCGAATTTGTAAGTGTTATCGCCCACTTGAGGGGAAGTATCTCGGGCAATAATGGTTGCGCTTGCGACTTCGATAACAAGGTATTCACCGTTCTCAAAGCGCGATTCCCTTCTCCCGCGCATCTGCCCCGTTTTGATAACGGTAGAGTTTCTAACAATGCGCCAAGCAAAGTTTATGGATTGACTAGAAGGGTTTGAGCTGGATGTGTAGAAGTTTCCAATGTCTGCCGTAATGGTTAAATCAACATCGTTACCAACACTGTCTTTGTGAACTACTGATACATCGAAATCATCGTCTTCGTTATAACCCCTTATGGAAGAAAGGCCTTCAATAAACTGAGCATTAACAAGCACCTTAGCTGGATTGCCATCTTTCGCTTTCTTGATTGCGAAGATTGAGTTTTGGTCATTCTTAGCACCCTGACCTATCCAGCCCAAATAAGTGCCATCATCCTGCCAAATTGAGCGGAAGCCGGTACCCGATGACGAGATTAACGCCCCACCCTGAACTGTTCCTGTAAAAGTGCCTGATGCACCGCTAAGCGAGCCACTGAATGTACCAGTAGCGCCATTTAAGGCGCCGCCAAAACTTCCCGTAGTGGCATCGATATGCCCAATGAACACATAACGCCCGTTAGTTGTATCCCAAAAAACTACGGGGTTCCCTTCATCATCAAGGGTTACAATTTGCTGGGCTTGGAACGCTATTTGAGAAACATCATTTTGACTATCAAGGCTAATAGCTGAAACCACGCCATTTGCATCAGTTCGTAGGAGTATTGATGCGCGTATGCTGTCTATCTCGCCTTTGTTATCAGTAGCGAGTGTCAAACTTGCTGACGCATCATCTTCAGCGCCAGACAGGCGGGATTCTATAGCTGTTATAGAAGATTGTGCGCCATCCGCTTTACTTTCTGCGCGTTGCGCTATGGTGTTGGTTGCGCTTAGTCCGTTAGTAGGATTGTTTACTGTGTTACTGAGCTGATTAACTGCGTAGTTGGCAATATCAGCGCCCTCTTTCGCATCATCAGCAGTAACTTCAATTTGTTGCGCGAAGGTGAAAAGAGCATCGTTTCCTTTTTGGCTGTCTTGCACTTTGGCCTGAACACCACTAAACGCACTAGCTGTTCCATTCGCAGTTGTTTCAACAGAGTCAAGGCGAGAAAGCGCTCCGGTCAAGTTGCCACTCAAGCCCGATACACTAAGGTTTAATTGCTCTATTGCGCTAGCATTGCCCTCGGCATCTGTCTCCACTTGCGATAAACGCTTATTGGTCGCGGTTATCGCATTACCGTTTGATAGTGTTACCGCTTGCAATGAACCAATATCTTTAGCTAACGCTCCTTCCGGCGAAACATCAATCTGAAGCTGGTTAACCGCCAGTGCAACCGACTCATTGGTTTCGGCCTCTTGCATATAAGCAGATAAGTCATTAACTGCCTGCTGCAGAAGCGCCGCTTGCACATCGTAGGTTTGGATTTGCTGAGAAGCGAGCCCAGCTACTTGCTCTGTAATACCTAAGCTATTTACTTGCTGTTGAACATCGCTAATTGATGACTCAACACCTTCAATGTCTTGCTCAAAGCTTTGAACAATATCTTGAATAGTACCGGTTTGACCGTTTAGGAACGTGGCGGCAGATACAGCCTTCTGAATGACATTGTTGTCAATAAGTTCTTGGCGTTTGGCTTCTAGCGCAATGATAGTGTCTAGTGCATTAACTTTTTGTTCAACGTTGCTAACCGTAATTGCGTTCTCGTTGAAATAAGACGTTGATACACGCTGGGCTATTTCTGCTTCATTGGCGTTTATTGCCAACTCTGCCGCATTAACCCTTGACGTTATGTTAGCTAGGTCTTGTGTGGTGGCGTCTGCTTTACCAATGCTAATCGATGATATTTTAAATTCATCAGTGACAGAGGCGCCCAACACCAAGCGAACGCGGGTAACTGTACCTGTGTAGTTCGCCATCGCAGAGAAATCAATTAGCAGTATCGACGCTTCTTCTACGTAGTTAGCGTAAGTCTCAACTGAACTATCATCACGCTCGATGATAACGGTACCAGACCAACCCGAACCAGCTAGGCGCTGTAGCGACACACGAATTAACTTATTTTCGCTTGCTAGATAGTTAAGCGTATTATTCTCAATATCGCCGTGCGTAACCGTAATTTCGTTGACGCCAGCGGTTAGCGTTCCGTTAACTGCTTGCCAGCCCTGAGCGCTATCGAAAAAGTTGAACGCATAGGCAGGCTCTAACGCTGAAATTGACTCGCTGACAATGGCAGTAGCCTTTGCAGTTATAATGCCTGGTATTAAAGAGAGTTCTGAAGATAAACTAGTAATTGCATCTTCTGTATTTTCAATGCGCTTAGAAGCAAGTTCGACTTCGCCAGACACACCATCAATCTTTAACGATGCTTCAGTGAATTTATCATCAGCATAGTTGTAAGCGCGATTAACAATTAGGCCATTAGACGGGTCACGATAAACTACCGCGTTGGTAAGTTCTTCGCCCTGCTCTATTCTGCGCGCCAACTCAAGTTGATACGCTGCGTTTTCACTGATGCTTTGCAGTAAGAGTGCCTGCGCCGCTTCAGTGCTAATGCGTTCTTGCTGAACAATGCTCAGCGTTTGCGCTTCAAAATCAACAAAGCGATTGTCAATATCTTCCACACTTAACTTTAAGCTTTCGATATCAACGTTAATCTGTTCTGGCATCTGCTCTATTGAAGCTCTGCCACCTATTTCACCCATGTCTGGAAAGCGGGTCGCGGTATCAGGAAGAACATCGGAAATATCCCCAGTTACTTCTCTGAATGAGGGCCACCTTGTAGCATAAACAGGAATATCGCCCTGAATGTCTCCCCAATTTATCTCTATCGCTTCGCTGTCGCGGGAAAAGCGATACCAGACCAGTGCATTTTCTGCATCAGTACCTACCCTGTAGCGCGACTCACCAGTGTCTAGTTCAATAATTTCTTGATAGAAAATGAGCTCATTTTTATTTGTGAACACCAACTTTCTGCCGCTAGCAAACTCTACCGGTTGGCGTGCAAGAGGAATTGCTAGTGAATAAAAATTACCATGAGGAAAGTTATTTAGATCGCCAGCCTGTATTTCTCTTGCTTCTGGAAAGCCAAAATCATTAATATTGATTGTTCCATCAACAAGGTTGTTGATACCCGTTGGCGTGATGACTGGGATCTTTTGACCATTTATATTGGTGATTTCGTAGAAGTTATTTTCTGAGCTAAACCACCCCGTCATTTCCTCTTCACGCTGATGCCACTTTTGCTGTAACAACACAACGTTTTGTGCGACTTCAGCTATTGGTGCTTTGGCAAAGCTTTGAATGATGGAGTATTGAACGTCATTTACAGGCTCACCACCATACGGCAGTTCGTCTAAGCGACCTTTAATACGTAGCTGGCTGTCAGTATCAATCTGGTAAATTTCAAAAAAGATCTTTCCATCCAGCGTGAACAAATCTCCTTCTGAAACATTTCCTACCGTCTGAAAAAATGTATCGGTACCTGTAACTATATTGGAGTTTGTTTCAACCGATACTGTACCCGCATTATAAACGTTAGTCATAGGAAGCTAGGTATTTCCAGTTTCATGTTGTTAGGCATGTGGCCAAGTCTGATTTCTTCGGCTTTTTTGTTTTTTGCATCAAGAAACAGGTTTTCGTAATAACCCACTTCATCAGGTGAAAACCACCCTGTGTTAGGTTGCCGTTTGAGAATGGCGAGAGCACCAAATCGAATGGCCTCAGCATTGTCTTCAAAAGTATATTTATCCATGCCTACTGCTGAAAATGCAGGGCGCACTGCCACAACTGCAGTTAGCTCTTCATCTTCTTTAGGAACAGGGAATAGTTTTAGGGTGCGATCAAACTTCCCAATGTAATGGCTTGGCTTGCCTTGGTACGTGTCGCGATTGTCGGCTGGCATTTGAACAAGCACATCACTGTCACCTCGCTTGACCTCCAAAATCGATACTATCTCAGTATCAAAATCATCAGAATACACCTCGCACTTTGCCTCACCTGCGGTAACACAAACACTTACTTCACGCTGACAGGCGAACACATGACGTAGAAAGTCACGTGCCGCCTCGCGGATAGCATTTGCAGCTGTAAACGCCGGTACATTTGGTGCATAAGGCGCCACAAGCGTGGTTAAGCTATCAAACGCCACCATACTTACATTCGCTCTTCAGGATTTGACGCTTGATCAACGCCTGATTTATTGCCTAACGTGCGCTCGAACTTGCTGTAGTGTGCAGTTGCACGCTGCGCATTAGAGGCATAATCGGCATCTTTCGAGTACGCTTCATAGAGCATGTATTCCTTGATGGCATTGAAGTAGCTGTCATCAATACTGATTGTGGTCGTATCGTTTTCAAAATCAGTGATTTCTACAGCTGATGGTGCCACTGAGTAGATAATTTGAATCTCTACTGGTGTCGAGGGCTGTGGATATACATACGCAGTTTTAGGGTCACGCTCGTCAAATACCCAGTTAGTAACGCGGTTACCTGGTGAGTTATGCCAGTTTGGTATTTGGTCATCAAGCGTGGTGCGATCAGTCTTACGAATTGGATTACCTGAAGCCACATCGTAAACAATATCCATCCATCGCAAACCATCGCTAGGCAATACTTGTTTAGACTTACCGGCTTCAGTGTTGAAAGGAATGTTTTTCGTGCTTGCGTCAGGTCTTAGATTAACTACTGCCAACACGGCATTGTTATAGCCGTTTAGTAGCTCTAAGTCAGGCCAGCGCGTACCCGTAGTATCTACAAGCGTTGTTCGCACTTGTGCAATTGCATCAATAACTTTGCGTGTTGACATTAGTAAACCTCGCTCTTACGCTTCTTTGGCTTTGGCGGCTTCAGCTTTTACAGCATCGTCGTAGTCTTTTTTAGTGGCTTTGATCATGCCGAACTTGCCTTTGCGCCACTGCTTCACAAGGTAAGGTGTTGCTTTGAAGACACGACCAGATTTAGCTTGAAGATAATCAGGTGCTTCAGCGGTAGCGTTATCTTGTAAATCTACTGCGCCTTCAGTCGTTGGTTTTGCTTGTGCCATTTTCTAGGCTCCTTAAACGAAAAAGCCCCCAATTAAGGGGGCGAAAGGGTTTACGTTATGCGCGGGAATTAACCCAGGCGCATTACACTGTGACCAAGTTGCTCAGGTAGCAACACATCAAAACCGTACACAAACAGTGAACGAACCAAGTCACCGAAGTCTTTCGGGTTCTTTAGTTTTTCCATTTCAGTGATTTGTGCGGCAAACGATAGCGCCGACTTGTGACCAAACAACACATCATACGCGCCACTAGTAACGTTCAAGTTACGTGAAGAGTAAATGTGAAGACGGTCAATCATGCCGATTTTGCCAGAGCGAAGCGTAGAGTTACCGTCACCGGTTAAGCTCGCGTCTTTCAGTTCTGACGTTTTGATGCGTGCACACATTGAAGGAGGAAGAACCACGTAACGGTCTTCATCTGGCGTGTCCGTTTCATCAAGACATACACCAAAGCGCTCTACTAACACATCAACGATATTCGCTTTTGTGATTTCAATAGGTGCAGCTGCGGTACCCAAGTTCAATGAACCTGAATCTTTACCCGCGTTTGCGCCAGCATTTACCGCTGCAGCACCGGCGTAGATAGAGCCCAATACGTTAGCATCAACACGGCGTTTCATTTTCATGCCGCCATCTTGTGAGAACGTATCCATCAGATTGATATCTGCTTGGTACTTATCAACGCTGTTTACTTTGAACGCGAAATAGTGGCCTTGGTCGATAGTTAACGACACAGGCGCACTTTCTGGCTGCTCGTAGTTCAGGTCTTGACCTTTCTCATAGTCGTTGATAGTGATATCAGGAATGGTGCGGATATTAACCTTGTCACCATGCGCCTTAATTTCACCTTCGTAGTCAGTGTTTGCAATTTCCATGTAAACACAGTTTTCGTAATACTTGGTCAGTAACTTCGTAGACCAAATTTCAGGGATAAAGCTAGAGTTGTTGTTAGCGCCAGTGTTTGAATAGTTGACTGCGCCACTTGCTACAGGATAACCCATTTTTAATTACTCCAAAAAACCGCTAAGGAAGGTATTTGCCTTCTCGCATCGCGGAAAATAGTTTTTGCTCCCACTCGTTAAACTCTGCATCAGTCAATTTGCCAGCGCGTCTGTCAGCATATAGCTTATCCATCTGCGCTTTGGTCCATACGTTGTCATCCCCTGCGGCGTCACTCGGTGCGCGGCTGGTTACATCAACATGGCTTGATAATGGGTTGTTATTGAAGTTGGAGCCCTCTTGGGCTTTAAAGGCTTTGAAAAAGTATGCGGTGCGATTGATATCGCCTCGCTGGAACGCGTTATTCATCAGCGTATTGCGTTGCTCGCCGCTTGCGTCATCGATGGCAGATAGCCAGTCATGGAACATTGGATCAGTATTGACCTGCTCAAAATCAATGTTGTGCTTACTCAACTCTGCATTTAACTCACGCATACGCATATTGCCTGCGGTTTCGTTCGTTGCTTGCTCAGTTTGGTTAAGCTTTGATTCAAGCGTGCTGATCTTCTGCGTCAACTGGTTAATCAGGTCACTAGAACCTGCACTTGACTGCTCTGCTATTGCGCGTGCAAAGTCTTCGCCGTACTCGTCAACCAATGTTTGATTAAGCTTCAATTCACCGCTTGATTGGCTCGCCTGTTGCTGTTGCTCTAATTGTTGCTTCAGTTGCGAGTTTTCAGTCTCTAAAGACTGTAAGCGGTGCTGTAAGCTTGGGTCTTGGCTGCGCTTCTGAGCCTCTTGAAGCTGCTCATTAAGTTTTTTGGTGTCAGCGTTGTAC